ATCATTCTTATTCCAAAACTCTGACCTATCTCCAAACAACCAGTCTCCTGTCTCCTTCATAATAGCAGCACGATATCTCATCTGCATACTAAGTCCTGTTATCTTTGCTAATTTTTCTACTGTCTCTGTAGGATCAATCATTTTCTTACCATATCTACCTCCTTTATTCTTCCACCATGCACCATCAACAGGGTTAGCATCAGACCATCTACCTACACAACTCCTACATTCTTCCCAACCATATGGTTTCTTTGAAACAATATCTGTCTGTAATGCTATTGATAATGACACCTGATCTCTTCTACCACCTCTCATATACCACTTCCACCACAGCAGATTGGGCATCCATGAATCAGAGTTTCTCCATAGAACTGTACCTAATGGTGAGAAAAATTTAGAAAAATCAAAACTAGTTTCTTGTTTTACTTCTTGTGTAAAATTTATTATCTCATACGGATCAACAAATCCTCTATGAATATACTCAGCACACTCCTCAAGATATGAATACTTATGTGGGTGTTGCATTAGGAAGAAGTCATGCTTGTTGAGTATGTCCTCACTCAATTCAAAAAATTTATCATTAATTGTATGTAACTTAGAAGCATCAATGTAAACACTCTTACCATTTATGGGACATAATATTTTTGGGTTGCGTGATAGTCTGACAGGATCATCATGCTCATAATGAATGAGTTTTAGTTCCCAACCCTCTTGTTCTTCTACAGTACCGTCATGGTAACATACAAAATGCTCACCTGATTTATTAGGTGGTAGTTGAAAGTATGCGTTGGTGATTGCTGTATAGTAAATCATATCACTCCAAAGTATTTCATATAGAAATCATGATGCTTATATCTTACATACATTTTCACACTAAGTCCAGTGATCTCAAATAATACTTTCATCAAATTATTTGTACTCAAATATTGATCCATCTCTCCATGCTGTGGATGTTTTCCTACCCTACCTTTCTTATTCATAAAACCAAGTTTGATACCTGAGTCATCTCTCTTGTCATAGAACAATGGTTTTGTACCTGTGAACTGTATGGCAGCATCAAATGGTATGTTGTCACGATTGACTCCTCTTGTTCCCCAGTCATACCATACCTCATCAAACTTTTTGATATCATCAGTAAGTTTCCTCCACAAAATAGTACACTGTGGACTAGAATAATTTCTAAAAATATACCCTGCTAGTTTTAGATCTTCACACATCTCAACTAGATGCATCTCATCAAAGAAGGCACAAGTATATCCTTCCAACACCTCATCATAGAATGTAAAGTTGCCACCATGTTTCAACGCAGAGAATGGAAATGACTTCATACTATTGTCTATGAATTCTTTAGTAAGAATAAAACATCCATCTATCCATACAGTGTATGAATCCTTAGGAAAAAATTCATGTGGGTGTGCCTTGACATAGTATGCAAAGTCTCTTGGATCTTTTATATCAAGATCTAATTCAACATACTGCCATGGTTCTCTGTTTGTTTTTATAGTACCATCATGGAAGCAAACATATCTAACGTTGGGATCATAGTATGACTCCTCCGGAAATATATCATAAGCATTAGTGATGCAGGTGAATACAATCAACTGCCCATCTATTCCTGATCCAGATTCGTATGGTTTAGTATCAGTAGATGCTTTTATAATAAGACTCGATATGTCTGGCGAGTTCCATATGTTATTGAGTTCTTCTTGCAACTCAACAACTGATTTATTAGTTGGCTTAGTAATATTATAAGAATGATTGTATGGTTTTATCCTACCAGTACCAATAAGATCTATGTACTTACGCTTTACATTCTTAGGTGTATTCATTAGCATGGACACACTCTCATACTTCTTATCTGTCTCAACCAAATCTTCAAAGTCTATTCTATCTGCTTTACATACTAAGAACTCAGCAACAGAACTAGATATCTGATCTCTATTGACACCACCCATATACCATTCCCTCCATGTCTTACACCACTCTATAACTTTAGGTGTAAGTCTTCTTAGTATCACACAGTTTATTGTTTGATCATAATCCTTCAATGTATATCCTCTACTCTGCATCAACCTTGCCATCTCTATGATCTCTTCCTTAGTAGAGAAACCATGAGCATGTAACTTGTTGAACTCTGCTAGTAGTGTTCTATTGTATGGATGTTTTGGTAAGCATAAGTCACCCTTATATTTCTTAGCATAATCTATAAGTTCTCTTGTTATATTATACGACCCATCAACCCACACAACATAATCACCTTCATCAAAATATAGATGAGGGCAATGTTTAGGATGATATGATCTTCTAACTGGACACTCTTCCTTCTCATCTAACTCTATGTAAATCCAAGGTTCTTTTGTAGTGTCTATACTACCATCATGGAAACAAATATACTTGCAGTCTGGATCATAAAAAACATCAGGTACTTTATCGTACCCGTTAGTAATGCAAGTATAAAAGATCATGCTTTTGCTTGACTCAGTGTCTTCTCTGTTACATTACCAGGTTCCCTTACAAACCATCCTGTTGCAATATATTTTGACTGTTCTCCTGTTAGAAATGCACCACGATGCATGTGAGTATATGCTGCTGGCCACAGAACTACTGTTCCCTTCTTAGGTTGGAATGATTTTTGTTGATGAAAGAAGTCTGTTGCTCCACCATTCTCATATGGAATATCATTTAGATATATCATCCATGTAAGAACTCTGTCTCTATACAAGAAGTTACCATTCTCACAGTGCCATACATGATACCCTCCACCAGGATCAGTACGTTGTAACTTACATGTCCATGATGACACAGGATCAGATGCATCTACTAGACCTGTATACTTCTTTACATACGTTTCAAATGCCATACCTACAGACTGATTTACTTGCATAGTCATAGTCTGATCACATATCTCTAGGTATAGTTGATGATCTTTTCTACCCATGGCACCCTGTGGAAACTGAGTCTTACCATTATTGAAATGATCTAGTGTAAACATATTACCTTCTAGTTGAGTCACATCATGTGTTGATGGTTCATTCTTGAAATACTTTTTGGTGTACCAGAACTCAAACATATCTACAAGTGAGTCACAAAACTCCCACTTGACAAAGTTTTCAAAGACACCTATAGCACCATAGTCTTGCATCTCTGTGAAATCTGGTTGTGCAGCAGCAGTGTTACCCACTCCAACATTTGTTGTGTCAATCTCGTTCATTGTTCTTTCAATTGGTTTAGATATACTGAGGGTGGAACTCTACCCACATACTCATCGAGTTCCATGATCTCATCAATAGTGTGATCCACTGCTTGGTATTCCCAGAACTCACTTAGTGCATTCTTACTCCCTTTGTGGAAAATGTCAATATGTTCTTCATGAATTGAAGAACCCATGTCAGTTCTGTAATTGAATAGTGGTGTAGAATATGACTTACCACTATCAAGTATTAGATCTTCGGAGACTGCCCTCGGTCTGATGTTTTGGTCGAGTTTCCATTGCGTCTTTCTTTGGTGTAAACGGATGCACTTAGTTGCATGATGACGAGTAATAAGGTAGCAAGCAGCAGAAAAGTCATTGATAAATCTATGGTGTAATTTCAATGTTATACCATTAGGATTTATAATAGTAAGTTGCAGACAATCAAAGTTTATTGGCACACGCTTACGAACTTCCTTCCATGTGAAAGTCCAACTGGTAACAGGAGATAGATCTACATCATCTTCCATGATGATTATCTCATCTAGGTCTGTCTCTTCTACAAAATATTTTAGTGCATTTAGATGTGACATAACACATGCTATCTCACCCTTGTTCATGTTATGTGGTAGAGTTCCCTTCAAAAATTCTTCGTACTCATCACCATCAACACCAGAAATTCTATGGTGGTTTTCTATCCCCCAATAGGATAGTTGTTCCTCCATATATTTTTTTCTTTCTGTGACTCGATCAAGGTTGATCCATAATACATGAGGGAATCCCTCAAGTTTCTTTATTGCTTTATTCTTTTCCGGCATCCTTGACACCATCCTTCACACCCCTGACTGTCATGTAGTCAGGGTTTGCATAATATTCAACGAGTTGTTTACGTGTCTTTGATTTTAGTTTTTCCCATAACGATCTGTTCTCTTCAATGTGTGGGTTGTTGAACCATGAGTTTGGAGTACGTTTGTGCTCCATGTGGAAGACTAAATCATTCAGTCTCAATACACTAGAACAACTATTGAATCTATGGTACCTCTCATCATCTTCATAACCGTATGCTATAAACCCTTCGTTCTCTCCACCTAGTTTGATGTATTCTTTCGTGTCAAAGAACTGACAGAAACCAAACTTAGCATCATACTTGTTTCCTTTTTGTTGGAACGCTCCAAAGTTGAAATTAGAATTGATAAAACGAGTAACATCATTGTCATTAATAAACAGTTGGTATTGGAAGTCACCGAAACCATATGGATATACCACTTTGATTTCTTCTGGTGGTTTCTCTGGATCAGGTTGATAACCTTGTAGTATAGTATTCTGTGCCAAGATGTAGGAGTTCATCGGGAGGAGGATGTCCGCATCATAGTTACATACCACAGGTGTCTCAACTAGCATCAACATATCGTTGATAAGTTTAGTACGATGGAATACTTTGTCTTCTGCTTTCTCAAATATATGATGTATATTTGACAACTGCTCCACGGTTAGCACCTCTTCAAGCATAGGTACAACCTGCTCTATGAATATAGATTCAAAGTCATGTTCCTTTATAATAACTTGAGTGTCAAAATTTCTCAGAAGATATATTAGAGACGTTGTAATATTTCTCATCCTATCAGGAGACTCTATCCTGAGTGGAATGATAAAGGTTGTCTTGGTAAGATCCCAAGAGTTTATCGGTTGTATTTGTAAGTTTTCATACGATCCGAGGTCGGGTATTTCAATACCGTCTTGAATCACTACTTCAGCCATGTTTTAGTACCTCCCAGTTACTACAGTATAAATCAGATGTGTTATGGTTCTTAGTATAACCTGTTCCGAACCATTTGTCAGGTGCTATTATCCTTTTGTGAGGATTCTCGCTCAACCATGACCCCCACCATGAGAATGATGAGTTCGCAATAATAAAATCAGAACACATAGACATCATGCACAGGTCTGCAACATTATCTCCACCTTCTGAGATAAGGAACCTGTCATCAGTGAACTGAGTACCACACCATTCAGGATCGTCAGAAAAAATAATAACAGTCCGCTTATCATCAAACTGTGAGATGGCAAGATCATAATATCCTTTTGGACAAGGTGGATGGTTAGCTGCGTTCTCTATATAGTCACCTCTACGGACGTGTAATGCTATAGCATTAGGTACGGTATCCATCATCTCTTTACATGCTTTCACTATATCATTCTTGAATGCAAAGTCTTCTCTGATCTCCTTTTCTATATGCTTGAAGTACTTCTCTGATTGAAGATATGCATATACATTATGTCCATCAGGTATGGTATTGAATAGTGTTGAGTCATAATGAAAATATTGTTCTCCCACATAAGGACCTGGCACCTCACAAATGTTAGTTAGTCCTCCTAACTTGAATGCTTCAAATAATTGATGGTCATGCCATTCATCTTTAAAGTTACTAGGAGGTATGGCAAACTCAAACCCACGGTTAGCAGCAATACCTCTGAGTCCTGCATACTGGAACATTTGATTACCCAGTCTACCATGTCTTCCTAGATGGTTGAATCCTATCATGAATGTTTCTCCTTTAGATATTCAATCTCCTTGGGTAAAAGAGATTCATATTGACGTTGTGTTTGGTTGGGGTGTTCCCTGTTAGAGATATGATAATGCTCTAAGATCTTAGGTTGTCCATGATCTTTGTACAGTCTATAGTACATGTCACAGTCCATCAACATAACTAAGTCCTCATCAAAGAGCATGTCAATTCCATTCCTTAGTGCAAGGATAGATGGTGAACTCAAAGTGTTCACACCTTCGAGTAATTTATCATTGTAGAAAGGTATCTTAGGATTGTAATGTGTCTTACCCTCATCAATAGAATGAGCATATCCTGTGACTGCCCATTGATAAGGTGTGTTATCAAATGCTTGTATCAATTCTTGATTCAATGTTCTTGTTAAGATAAAGTCATCAGAAAATAATACCTTTAGTATATCACCGTCCGCATGACGTAATGCGTTGTTAGTATTAGCAGAGATGTTACCTCTCATCTTATCGTTAGGTACATACTTTATGTCTAACACATCTGCATAGTCCTCACATGCAGCATATACTTTCTTTGACTTACTATGGTCTGATATCCACACATCAAATCTCTGATCAGTTTGTGCTTCCAGAGCATGGAATATATCAAACAAATACATCTGGCACTTTGCATTGCCATCATGTGTGGGTATACAATAACTTACCTTCACTTGTTGACCTCCTTGACGATTTTACTGGTGAGTCTTGGTACCACATCATTATCACTATGGTATTTCTTTGCTCTCTCATAGTTTTCCTCTATAGCATCTAGTCTTACATCATACTTACTTGCATCTAGATTTGATAATATAATATCTAACTCATGCATATCTTTGAATGTTATTATACCATTAGTATTGAACCACTTACCTATGTTAGGACAACCAAAGTATATTGGTACAGTTTTAGATGCAAAACAATCTATAATTTTCTCTGTAAAATAATTCTTCTGTCGTGAGTTCTCTACAGCGATATGGAACTTAGCAGTCTCAAAGAAATCATTCCTTCTCTCATGAAATGGTGGTGACTTATGTGAATAGAATTGTAGACCATTAGATACATCTATATCTTTCAGAAGTTCATAGATTTCTAAGCGTAACTTATGTCCTGATGTCTGATACTTCTCGCTAGTGACAAACGTGACGTTGTTACCTTTGTTTAGTTTTAAATCCTTGAAGTCTAACCAACTACTACCCCATTCAAATAGTTCTGCTTGTGGATAAGTATCCAATATCTTCTGAGT